GGATGTTGTCGGCTGTAAGCTGTACGGCACCGACGCTATCGGTCAATCTGATCTTGATCAGACCATCCGCCAGGAAGAATTGCGGCACCCGCCCAGCGGCGTCCAGCGTGATCGGGTTGGGATGCAACAACGTAAGCCCAGTGTCTTGAAACGGGTTCTGCGGCGTCGACACAGTTCCAGCAACGAAAAAATACAGCCGACCTCCCGACAGCGGCTTGCCGAATTCATCGAACTGCTGCGTCATCGAAAGTGGAATTGTGCCGCTCATGGCGCTTCCTGCTGCTCGTTCGCTGGTTGGCCTTGTGTCGACCGATACAGTTCCTGCGGCGACAGGTTAACACCGTTCCGTTGGGCGGCCATCGCCAACTGACGGGTCGCGCCTTCCAGGCCAACCTTCGCCGCGGCAGATCCTGTCGTCGCGGCAATGTGATAAACCTTCGACCACCGCGCCATCGCTGCGGCCGTCGCCGGTTGGGCAAGGATGCGCGCCAGACCATTGGCACCGACCAGGGCCGTTATGGCGGTCAGCGGAGGGATAAAGCTCACCGCGGAGCCAGCCGTCAGCAGAGCAGTGGCCAAGCCACCGGCCGCACCGGCACCTGCCGTGATCATCGCGCCATGACCGGCCGACCGCGACGTATTTGCGAGCTTTCCGGCGTCGGCGAATTTCTGGCTGACCTCGGCAATATCGTTGAGATACGGCAGCACGTCGCCGTTGCCAGCCGATCTGAACAGCAGCGCCTTGCCGCGATCAGACAGCTTGCGGAAGTCGGTCACGAATTGCGTTGGAGAGAATTCTCCGTTGCGGCCCCGGCCAAGCTGATTGATCGCCGTCGACGAAATGTCGGCCCAGACATCCGCCGGAACGGCGTTTCGCGCCTTCGCCAGCGTCGCCAGATCGGCACCGGCACCTGTCCCGGCCATCCTGATGAGGATCTGCGTCTGGCCTTCGCCGCTGCGCGTGGCAGGGCCAAGCACCTTATCCAGACCTTTCTTCCACATCGAAACATTCGTGTTCAACTCGTTGACGCGGTTCAGGCCGTCGACAGCGCGCTGGCCACCGGCATTCATTGCAGCGCCCTCAAGATCGCCGGACAGCGTCTTGTAGATGAACCGCAACTCTCCTTCGTCCATGCCCTCCGGAAAATTGCCCTTGTCGAGCATCGCGCCGATGCGGGAACGAAGATTTTTGATGCCGTTGAACGTCATTCCGGGCCGGTGGATTGCCTCAAGAACGAATTGCGAGGCATCGCCAAGGCCAGCCAGTGCCGCATCGCCGCGCTCCTGGTACAGCTTGGTGACCGCCTCCCGCGTCTGCGTCAGCGGCGTCTGCTTGTTCACGTCCATCAGCATGTCGAGGTTTTCGTAGGCAGCGTCGATCCCGGACTTCACATTTGGCTTGAACACCTTGTCGATGGCGTTAGCGAAATTGTCACCGGCCTCGGCCCGGTCGACCGTCCCGCCAGCCCTCCTGGCCGCTTCGGCGACGCTGTCCTCCAGCTGCCCGACCGACGTCTTGACCGCAGCCTGCAATGGACCGCCGCCCGGAGCGGCGACCAGCGTCTGCCCTGCGAGCTTGGTCAGAGGATTATTGGTCGCAATGGCCTTTGGGACGTCGACGCCGATACGGTCGGCGGCACCAAGCGCGCCGGGCAGGCTCTCGACCGTGGCGGTGCGCTCCGGGCCGAATGCGCGGCCAAGGATGCTGGCCATAGGCTGCACGACATCGCGAGCGGACTTTGCGATTTGAATGTTACCGGCCGTCATGCCTGGACTAAGCATGCGGCCAATCGCCGATGCCGTCCCTTCATTTGTCGCCTCGGTGCGCGCGTAGACCTTGTATTTTTTGTCCTCCGGGTCGATCAACACGACGTGCTTGTCTTTGTTGGTCGGCATCAATTCGCCGGTCTGCGGATCGATGTAGTGGATGCTGCCGTCGTCGACGACGTGAGCCTTGTCCGAGACCAAATTTTCCGCATGCCGCGCCGTGTTTGGCGTCGTGCGCTGCGCCGCCGCCGAAAACGCATTGTGCGCGTCGGTCAGCATGTGCTGCGCAGGATCTGTCTCCTTCACGACGTCGGTGACGACTTCCATGTTGTCGGGGACGTATCCTTGCGGACCGCCGCGAGAAACCGTGACAGGATCTTTCGGCAAAGATCCTTCCGGGACAACTTCGAAATTGTCTGGGACGTACTGGTCGCTCATTGCGGCACCATCACGCCGTTGATGACCTTGTAGTATTTACCGGTGTCCTTATCCCTGAGCGTCTGGTTTTCAGTCAGCGGGATTTTCGGCCTGAGATAAGCAGCAGGCGGATCGACCCTGAAATACTGCTGCTTGCTCGCAACGTCAGGCGCACCGCCAGCGGCCTTCGTCACGTTTTCATTGTGCCGCTTGATCTTCTCGCGTGCGACCTTTTCGCCGATGTCCATGATCTGGCGAAGGCCCTTCTCGTCCATCTCGCCGCTCTCGGCAGCGGTGCGCAGCACCTTGATGTCGCCGTCCGACAGCGTGCCTTTCATCTCGTTACCGGCCGCCAACAGACGTTGCGTTGCTTCGCGATTGAATGCCTGCGTGCTGCCGATCTTGTCGGAATTCGGCACGCCAAGCAGGTTGGCGACGCGCGCCAGCATCAGGCGATCCTTTGCCCAGACACCGGTAATGACGCCCGGCCTGCTGTCGAGCAGCGCGCGCATCCGGTGTATCGAATTGATGCTGTCGACCTCGACGGTTGCCTCTTTCTTACCGGTGTCGATTGATGTGAGAACCTTGTCGAAGACGGCCTTGTCGCGCGCCGCGGCTTCCGGCTGCTCAAGCTGCTGAAGAACGGTGCGGCCAGCCAGCGCGGCTTTTTTCTGTTCCTCGATTGGAGCGATGGCGGCTGTGAACGCCGCCAGACGCTTTTCCATGAAATCGGTTTGTTCTTTCGAGTGACCGCCCGGCCGCTGCAATTCTTTCTGATAGAAATCAGCCGCCCTCTGCCACGACCCAAAGCGTCGCAACTCATCCGGCGTGGCAACGCCGTAAAGATCCGGCGGCACCGATCCGGCCTCCTCCGGACGCTTGATCGCCTCGGTCTTTACCGGGATCTGCGGAAGCGGCTGCTGTTGTTGCGGCTGCGGCTGCGGCTGTGGCTGTGGCTGCGGCTGTGGCTGTGGCTGCGACTGCGGCTGCGGCTGCGGCTGTGGCTGTGGCTGTGGTTGCGGCTGTGGCTGTGGTTGCTGCGGCAGCGCCTGTGGAGGCGTCTGGAAGCGATTGGCAAACTCACCGTCAGCGCCCTGCGGAGCCTGGGCGACCTGCGGAGCTTGCGCCACGGCGGGACCACCGCCCTGCTGCTGCATCGCGCGATTGCTCAAAATGAAATTGCCAAGCACCTGCCGCACTTGCGGATTGTTCATGTCGAGCGGCGCGTTGGTATCGAACGGCCGACCCGTCAATTGCATCATGCCCTGCTGAAGCTTGGCCACGGCAGCGGGCTGCTGCTGTGGCGGGATCTTGTTTGCAGCAAAGAACTGGGCAAACGGACCAGCCAGCGCCGGGGATGTGGACTGCTGATCGGGTTGACCGCCACCCGGCACGCTTGGATTTCCGGGCGTGAACGGTTCTTTTTTCTGCGTCAGATCGGGAGCGGTTTGTTTGCCGCCATTGCGACTGGTCGACGGCGGAAGATCAGACGGCTTGTACGACGGTTCAGGCCTGAACGATGACGATGGATTTTTTCCTCCCGCTGGCTCGTCGGGCTCGCCGTACCGGCTCTTGAAAGCACCGACATCGTTATCAAATCGTTTTTGCAGCATTCCGGTTTCGAACAGGCTCTTGACCTCGTTCGCTGCACCAATGCCGCCGACCTTCAGAGCTTTCGCGAGCAACTTGTTTTGATCGAGATTACCTTTGGCGTCGAGCACGTCAGGACCGGAGAACGCATCGCGCGTGCGCTCCTTGTACGCGTTGTCGAGATTTTCCCAGTACGACTTGTTGATCGAACCGAAATCGAAATTGGCGTTTGTCTTGCCTGATCCCGCAAGCAGGGCCGCAATGTCGTTGTCAGCCATTGTCGTGTCCTAACCGGTAAACGTCGAAAACAAACTCTTGGCACCGCTGGCGAGCTTCGTGGCTCCGCCACCTGATATGAAATTGCCAACGCCAAGTAATGCGTTCAACTGATTTGCGCCGACGTTGTAGTTGTTCATTTCGGCACCGGCATCGTTCTTTCCCATGCCGGTGAACAGCGCGTTGGCGGCGTTTCCTTGCGTATCGTAAGACGCATTGAGAGCGTCGCCCTGGCCGGTCTGCACCTTGGCGATATTGGCCGCAGTGGTGCCGTATTGCGGCAGATATGGTGCGAGCCCGGCCGTGTAGTTGCCCCAGCTTTTCGTCGCCAGATCCGACGCCTTCGTCATCGCGTCGACGTCGGCATTGCCGCTGTTTGGATTACCGGCCGCGGCGTGCGTGCGCTCCAGCGCCTGCTGCGCTTCCTTGTTGGCGACACCGAACACACCATACTCGCCGGAATTCTTGAACGCGTCGGTGGCGCGTTTCAGACCTTCAGGACCATTCGCGCCAGTCGCGTCGCCGTACGCGTCGACGCCGCCAGTGAAGCGACCTTGAGCGTCGGTAAGCGTGCCAGCGGCAGCGCCGTAGTTCGATGTGATCGCATCCCGGCCCTGACCATAGAGGCCAGCCATTTGATCGTAGCCTTTTTGCAAACCAGCATTGGCCATGTCCCGCGCGTTCTCTGCGGTGTCGTTGCTGAAAAGATCGAACAAACCCATGACAGGCTCCTAATTGGCGGCCGGTGTCCACAATTTCGTCGACGCATTCCACACAAGCACCTGCCCGTTGGTTGGCGCGACAGTCGAGACGTCTGGTAGCTGCGCCAGCCGGTGATGCGACTGAAAATACGAATACCAAGGCTGCGTCATCTGACCTGTCTGCGGGTCGACAACCGGAACGTCGAGGCCTGGAAACGGCAAGGCCATCAGTGGTTCCTCAATTCGGTATCTTGCGATCCGCCGATCAGTCCGACGTAGACCGGCCCCGATATCCTGAACCGCCAGCGCCGCCCGGTATTCATCGTCTGGCCGGTGCGCAGCATGACAAGGTTAGCATCGCGCGGATTGGCTTGTCGGCCCAGTCTGCGGATCATTTCGTTGCTCCAGGTAAAGCCGCCGTCGTTGCTCCACTGGATGCCGACCGTCGGCACGGTCGCCGACGGGTCGGGGCCATCGGCGCGGCCGGTGCCAACAACAAAATTGAAATCGGCGCGAGCGACCTTGGTGCGGTTTGGAAACTTCATCACCGGGCCGCTGTCGATCTGCATGATCAGCGGCTCGTTGAATTCGTCCATCGCGTCATCGTCGATGGTCAGCAGGCGATTGCCTTTGATGTCGCCGCCGATCCATTTTCCGAACGCAGAAATGCCGGAAATAATGCGCCAGCGCGGAACAAGATAGCTCGCGCGCTCGTTCCATTTTTGAGATCCGATGTCGAATTCCCAAGTGAACGTCGGGCACGAAATCACCCATTTCGGGTGGCCTTGCGAGATGTAGACAGACGCTTCCAGACTGTTTTTGTCCGGAAGATCTTCGATCAGCCTGTCCAGATCAGGCGGCGAGATCTTGGTCGGGTTTGGCGTGCCGTTCGCCTTCACGACGCTGTTATCGTCGGCGACCCAGATCAGCGAAGACCCGAAACCGTCTTCGTGTCCGGCAACCGCATAGCGTCCGAGAATGCCGCGCTGGATGACGTAGGACCGCGTGAACGGAAAGCCTTGCGGCTGCGCAGTGTTCGAATAGACCGCGCTGTGTGCTGGACCGAACACAAAATACTGGCCGTTGAACGGCAGTCCGCGCAGCAGGCCGCCGGGCTTCGACTGCTCTGTCGTAAAATCCAACGTGTTGATGCTGGTATCGTTCAGACCCGACGCCACCATGCGGCCGTTGCCGTAGGTGAAAATGAAATAGCCGTCCATGAAACCGACGCTGTTGGGCGAGCCGACGTCGATGTCG